AGGCCTGCGATAGAATTGGCTCAGTGGGTTTGGTACCAATGGCTTTTTAAGTGGGTTTTGATTATCCATGTACTTAATCCTTAACGGTAAATAGGTTCATATGCCCTATTGCATAATCTATTTATGTGGTAATTTAATGGCTACAGGATCGTAACCAATACCAATGGACCAGGCAGATCTAGATAGATACGAGGAGTCGATGCGAAGGTTTTCTAATTTTGTCGAAAACCTGAGTTCCAACATGGGTCGAGGATCTGACTCACACTCACCAATTCCAAAATCAAAGAGCACATTAGCGGACGACACCAAAGAAGTCAGCGAAGAAATGAAAAAGCTGCTCGCCCAGATAAAGAAGCTGGAAGACAAATACAAGCTGGAGCTGGTGTTGAGTGAGCAAGAGTTTAAGCAGATCAAATCACTTAAAGAACAAGTGAAGGAACTAGAGGAAGCTGAAAAAGAGCATGCAAAAACACTCAAAGAACAGAAGGAACAATACAAAAGGCTAGGAAGGGGTGTAAAGGATTTTGGCCTGGGCTTAGTTTCGGGCACTAACAGCATGAGCCAACTTTTTGGCAGTCTATCAAGTACTTTAAGTTGGGGTGATGGCAAGTTGAACAGGGTCATTGGTGGGGTGGCTGGTGGTTTTGCTTTTATGTTGAACGCCATAGAGGGTATTGCCAAAGATGCAATGGAACTGGGTGGTTTTGCAGATCTAGATGCATTTAAAGTTGGCTCAATTAGACAAGCCAAAGTATTGAGCGGCCTTGGGGACAGTTTTAGCAAGGTTATTGAAGGTAGTGTAGGCGGCTTCAAGGCCTTTGGTACCAATTCACAAGAAGCTGTTGAAAGGCTGAGTGAACTATCTCGTGGCTTTAGAGTAGGAAGTTCCTACATTAGTACGGAACTTGCTAAAAACTTGGGACCAGATCTGGTCAAGACCTTGGATCAGGCTCAAAAGTCCACAGCAGCCTTGGGTCTAAGCCAACAAGATCAAGCTGCGGTCATGGGCTCGCTGAGTCAGACCATCAGCCTAACTGCCAAAAGCGAAAAAGAAGCTCAGCAAATGATGGTCAAGCAGTACGAACAAACTGTGAAGTCTGCTAGAACTCTCAGCGACACCTTTGGTGTCAGCGCCAAAGAAATAATCAAGGCCATGGAAGCATTTAGAAAAACTTCCGGTGGTCAAACAGCAGCCTTGATGGGACTTGATGTAGAAGGTGCAAACATTGCAGGCTTGATAGGTCAATTTAAGCTCAACGTAGATGATGAAACTAAAGGCAGGATGGCCGCGGCGATAGTGCAAGGTGACTATGCTTCGGCAAGATACATGGTCAAGGACGAGGACCAACAAAGCTGGAACTTAGTTGAGAAAGCCCTTCAATCAGCTTCAGGCATGCAGGGTGGCCTGAAAAATGCAGAAAATATTCAAAAAGCCGCCAGAGCTCAAATTCCTGCATTGAAAGAACAGTTTGAGGAGCGCAAACGCTTGCAAGTGGCTCCTGAGTGGTCAGCGGCCGGCCAACGAGCTGGATCTGTCGCGGCAACGATGGAATTGCAAATGGCTGCCGAGAAAGGTGACAAGAAAGCCAAAGAAAAGTTAGAAAAAATGAACCAAACCACAGAGTCCGCCAACATTACTGCTCAGAACAAAGTAACTCAAGCCTTAAACGAATTGCGAGGGGTAATGATGGCCTTAACCGCTGGTGTTCTGGCTTTGGTTGGTCCATTGGGGGCGATCGCCGTGGCTGGTGGCATTGGTGGAATATTGGGCGGTTCTGGCGGACTACTGGGCGGCCTTGGTGAAAAGCTGGGCGGTTGGCTCAGCAAGATACCAGGAATGGGTAAACTGGGTAAGATAGGCGAAGGGGCGTGGGGTGCAGCTAAGAAAGGCGGTAGTGCTGCTATAGACACTCTTGCCGGGGCAGCGGACAAAGGATTAAAAGGTTTTGGTGAGATGCTGAAGAACCTAGGAGACACCAAAACAATGAAAGGTGCTGCTACCATAGCAATCCTAGGTGTGGCCTTGATTGCGGCGGCATACGGATTCAAGGCTTTTGCCGACGTCAAGTGGCAAGATGTCGTTTTAGGCACATTTGCTCTAGCTGGGTTAGTATTTTTGGCTAAAGAACTAGGCAAGAAATCAACAGATGTATTAAAAGGTGCCTTCGCCGTTACAATTCTAAGTTTGTCTTTATGGGTAGCTGGCAAAGGACTTCAGCAATTTGTTGACCTTGATTGGAAAGGCCTGCTAACTGGCGGTATAGCATTAACTATATTCGCAGCCGCAATATATGGCCTTGGTACATTATTGATGGGCGGGGGCCTGGCGCCGTTCCTCGCCGGCGTAGCGGCGATTATGGCAATAGGAGCAGCGGCTGCTGTTGCTGGTTGGGGCCTTGGCATTTTTGCCGAATCACTAAAAGCTATGTCAGAGATAGATGGTGTTAATTTGATGTTAGTAGGTGCAGGACTTGCTGCCATTGGCATAGGCATGAGTATATTTGCATTTGGCATGCTGGCAGGAACAGCATCTGGTGTTATCAGCGGCATTGCCAGTTTGTTTGGTGTAAAAAGCCCATTGGACAAGGTTAAAGAATTTGTGCCATTGGCAGATAAAATTGCCATGATAGGTGAAGGCATTAAGAATTTTGGTGCGGGCATAATATCTATAAACAAAGGTGTGTCTGCGTTTGATAAAGATGCCTTTAGCACGTTAAAAACTTCAATGCAGGAATTTGCCGTTGTAGGATCCAGTGAAGAAATGCGCTTGACTGCTGAATATCTAAAAACCATTGGCACAAGCTTAGGTAATATCAGCCAAATTTCGTCCCTGCCCACAACCTCAGCATTAAGTGGGATATCAGGTTTAAACACAACGGGTATTCCGGGCCAAGAAAATGCAAAGTTTGGAATGAATCCAGACATGATTGCTACAATAATGGGATATTTGTCAAACATTCAAAGTGACATTGCTGCAATTCGTGGCAATACCAGACCCGCAGACTCTTCCGCTCCAGTGAGATTCTAACGCTACGGTGAAATCAAGTTAAAAATAAAGGTAAGTAATAACATGGGTTGGAGAAAACATTTTAAAATTTGGGAGCCGCAGCCAGAAATGACTGGCAGTGGGCGTAGTACCGGATCAGGTTATGCTGGTGCCAAGTATGCGTCGTGGTTACAAGATGTTTACAGTGGTCAGGCAAACCGTGTTGAACGCTATGTTCAGTATGATCAAATGGATTTGGATGCTGAAATTAATGCGGCTCTTGACACCATTTCAGAATTTTGTACTCAAGCAGACCCGGATACCAACTTACCTTTTAAAGTACTCTGGAAGGACAATCCAACTGACAGTGAAAATAAAATTGTCAATGAATATCTCAAAAAGTGGTGTGCAATCAACAAAATAGATCAGCGCATTTTTCGCACATTTCGCAATACACTAAAGTATGGTGATCATTTTTTTCTTAGAGATCCGGAAACATTTGAACTGTATTGGGTCAATGTAACTGATGTTAAACGAGCTGTGATCAACGAAGCAGAAGGTCGCAATGTTGAACAATATGTTGTTACCAATGTGCATCCTAACCTAGGAACCAAAGTAGCAACAAAACCAATTAATAATGTAAACACTCTAACAGGTGCCACAACAATAAGTACGCCTGGCCTGTACAGCGGTGCCGTTGGCAATTTATTTAATCGTACAGGTACACCCGGAATAGAAACTGTAGTAAGTGGCGAACATGTTATACATATCACACTCAACGAAGGACTGGACAACAACTGGCCATTTGGAGCCAGTATATTAGACAGTGTGTTTAAGATTTTCAAGCAAAAGGAAATGCTTGAAGATGCTATTATTATCTATCGAGTTCAACGGGCACCTGAGCGTCGTGTATTTTACATTGACACCGGTAATTTACCCAGTCACCAGGCCATGGCCTTCGTTGAACGAGTTAAAAACGAAATTCATCAACGAAGAATTCCAACACGCACTGGTGGCGGAACTAGTCTCGATGCCAGCTACAATCCCTTGAGTATCATGGAAGACTTCTTCTTTGCCCAAACAGCCGATGGCCGCGGAAGCAAAGTTGAAACATTACCTGGTGGTACTGGACTAGGTGAAATTGATGACCTTAAGTTCTTTAGCAACAAGTTGTTAAGAGGTCTACGAATCCCCAGCAGCTACTTGCCAACAGGACCCGAGGATTCTACATTAGCCTTTACAGATGGTCGTATGGGCACAGCACTGATCCAAGAATTTAGATTTAATAGGTATTGTCGTCGTTTACAAGGATTAATTGCACCTTTCTTTGACAAAGAATTCAAAGTATTTTTGAAACATCGCGGAGCCAACATTGACAGTGCAAGCTTTGACATCGACATGTTTGAGCCACAGAATTTCAGTCAATACAGAGAAATTGAAGTTAATAATGCAAGGGCTGCGGTGTTTACCCAGCTAGCTGAAATTCCATATCTTTCACATCGCTTTAAGTTGCAAAAGTTCCTTGGTATAACCGATGATGAACTCCTTGAAAATGAAAAACTTTGGGAAGAAGAAAACTTAGCTTCCAATAAAAACAACAAAAACGAAAAGGCAGATTTGAGCGCCACTGGCCTTAAAGGACCTTCGGAGTCCGATTTAGATTTAAGTAGTGGGTTAGGTGACTTGTCAACACCCACACCACCACCAGCAGCAGCACCGAAACCAGAACCAGCAGCACCAGCAGCAGCACCGAAACCAGCTACTCCGGCTTAAACAATAAATTTAGATAAGTAGTCTTATGAGAATGGACGATTTGCAAAAAGTTAATGATGAAATTGAAAAGGAAGTTGATCCTGAAGTAGCGTTCTATGGTGATTTGCGTAGGAAAAGACTTACCCTTGAACACATAAACAAGTTAAGAAAAGTGCGAGATTTGCGAGAATATGAGAACAAATCCAAGATAGCATTTATTCATAAGATGTATGCTAGACCGGCCCCACCCTAATTAAAATCCGCCAATTTGGCGGATTTTAATATAAAACGGAAATTTTTTAAAAAACTCCGTTTTTTCCACCATTTCCACAGCATTTTAGTGCGCCATTAGTAAGTAGTTATTGGCAAAGTACACCCCTACGGGTCGTATACCCCTTAGCGCAAGGAGATTATAAATGAGTAAAACTGTTCTTGAGCGAGCACTAGATCATCTTCTTAACAAAGAAGAAAATAAAGCTAGCGCATTGCTACACGATTATTATGTAAGTATTGGCCGTAAAGTGTATGAAGATATCATGGCCGATGAAGATATGTACGATGAAGACTCAATTGCAAACGCAATTGATGAGGTTGACTCAGATCTTAGAGAAGAAGATGAAGAGGCACCCGAAGGTGAAGCAGCGCCTGAAAAGGCACCCGAAGGTGAAGCAGCGCCCGAAGGCGAAAAGGCAGCCGCCGACGATCTTGACACAGAATTAAATCCTGATGACAAAGTAGCCCCAATGAATGCCGAAGTCAGTGACGTTGCTGATGCAATGATGGATGTTGAATCTGCTTTAGCAAAGTTAAAGAAAGAATTTGAAGAAATGGCCTCCGGCGCAAATGTGGCTGAACCAGATGCTGAAGCACCTGCTGCTGAAGAACCTGCTGCTGAAGAACCAAAAGAAGGCATCGAAGAATCTTTAGAACTAAAAAAAGTATCTGCCCCAGACAATAGTGACAAAGCCGATGAAACACGCAGTCCAGTAGCCGGCAAGAATCCAAACATGGCTCGTCCAGCTGTTAAGATGGGCGGCGGCGACGAAAAGGGCGGAAAAGCACCCAAAGTAACGGATATGGGTGGCACAACCAAGCCTGATTTTAAGAAAGTATCGGTAAAGGGAGTAAAAGGCTAATTCAAAATGAACCTACAGCCACTAAGAGAAAATCTAACATTTGACCAGGCAGGCATGGTTATTGAAACCAAAGAGTCTGCCAGTGGCAGTAAGGATCTCTACATGAAAGGCATTTTTATTCAGGGAGGTGTACGCAATCACAATCAGCGTATCTATCCTGTGAATGAAATTGCCAGTGCTGTAGAGAGCATTCGTAAACGATTAGATAGTGGTCTCTCAGTACTAGGTGAGGCAGACCATCCAGATGATCTACAAGTAAACCTTGATCGAGTAAGTCATATGGTTACAGAAATGTGGATGGATGGCGCCAATGGGTACGGTAAGCTAAAGCTAATTCCTACGCCAATGGGAAACATTATCAAAACATTACTTGAAAGTGGTGTTAAGTTGGGTGTAAGCAGCCGCGGATCGGGCAATGTTCAAGAATCAGGTAATGTATCTGATTTTGAAATTGTAACTGTTGATGTGGTAGCACAACCAAGTGCTCCAGAAGCATATCCAACTGCCATCTATGAAAGAGTAATAGGAAGTCGTCGACGTGCCGCTCTATTGGATGTAGCTTTCGCGGTGAACCACGATCGGTCCGCACAAAAATATCTTGAAAATGAAGTTACAAAGTTCATTTCAAGTTTAAAGAAAGTCTGAGGAGATTACTGATGAGTCAATTTACAGATATGCTTGGTTCAGTTGTTCTTTCCGAAGAGGTGCGCGATAACATCAATGCCGCTTGGGAAAAACATAAGGCCGAAAGCCGTGAAAATGTTACAGCTGAACTTCGCGAAGAGTTTGCATCACGCTACGAACACGATAAAGGTCAGCTAATTGAAGCAATGGACAAGCTCATGCAAGACACCATTAAAGCTGGTGCTGTTAACTTAAAAAGATTGCGCGAAGCAGCAATAGGACAGCGTATAAAATATGCTGCCAAGATCAGAGAAGATGCAACTTTGTTGCAAAAGCTGGTTGTTGGAACCTTGTCAAAGGAAATCCAAGAACTTCGCAAAGATCGTGGAGCACAAAAAAACACTGTTTCTCGACTAGAAGAATTTGCACTACGCAAGCTAACAAGTGAGCTAACTGAATTACACGAAGATCACAAGAGATTAATTGAAGCTCGTATTAAGTTGGTAGCCAATGGTCGTAATATGATCAATGAAGCTAAGTCAAATTTCATTAAGAAAGCCAGCGGAAAGGTCAATGCCTTGGTAGCAGAAACTTTCAAGAAAGAAATGGCACAGCTTAAGACAGATATTCGTGAAGCAAAAGAAAACAATTTTGGTCGCAAGATCATGGAAGCTTTTGCCGCAGAATTTATGGCAAGTAAATTTGCTGACGGCACTGCTGTCAGTCAATTGAACCGTAAGGTTGCAGAAATTCAATCACAACTAACAAAGGCCCAAAATACTATTAATGAAAAAGAAAATACTATTAGCGAGTCGCTTCGTCGTCAGCGCATTGCGGAAGATAAAGCACAGCGAGTTCGCGTAATGCAAGATTTATGTGCTCCATTGTCCAAAGACAAGAGAGCCATAATGGAAGAGTTACTGGAAAGCACAG